TATGAAGAGGTTATCGATGATACAAGACCTATACAAAGCAAAAAGGTCCTTGGAGTTGAAGTGGGAACAAGAGCATATTAACGAAGATAGATATACTCTTAACATGGTTAGACTTGACGATAAGATCAGACAAGTCATTACTGAGATTAAGCTTGAAGAAGCTGCAATCGCTCACAGACAGAATAGCGTTGATGGCGCTGCTCCACAAGTTTCTGTAGCTACTTAGACAAAAGCTACATCGCTGAAATCGCACTTTCTTTACGGGCTCTCTTGCACTCTACTCAAAACTATAATATAATTCACACACTATATATAAATATATTTTACATGGACGCATATAGTCGACGGCCAAGAGACTGTGTAAAATTAACTTGGAAACAAAAGGAGATTAATCATGGCAAGAACTAACTTTGCAGGCCCTATAACAGCCGGTAAGAGAAACGACAACTCAGGTGGTGCTTTCGGAAAACCTAGAAACGTAGGTTTCGTAAATACTACACAATCATTTACATTTGATTTTAACCAAGCTTTACCTTTTACAGGAGCTTATGGAGCAGCAACTATTGCTACTATAGCGGCAGGAGCAACAACAGCAGTATTTACTGCTAACATGACTGCAACAGGTAATAATATAACAAACCTTACTCAAGGGTTTCGTGGTTCAGCGCAAGTAAATATTACATTTAACGCAGCAGAAGCAGGAGATATTGTTACTATTGTTGGAACAGATATATTTGGTACATCAACTACTGAAGCAATAACTTTACCAGCAGGTGCAGCAACACAAACTACAAGTGGAACTCACTTTCAAACTATAACTTCTATAACATCAAATGCAGCTCCAGCTAATAATGTAACTATTGGACAAGTAAATAGTGCAGCAGGTGCTCAAGTAGAAATGTGTCTTAGAGCAAGATCTCTATTTAACTCATTTCCTATGCAACAAACAACTGCAACTTCAGGGGCAACACCTTCAAGTCCAGCAGGATCAAATAGACAAAACGTAGCAAGAGGTCCGTTATCAACAGCAGGTAAAAACTTAGCAAATAACATTATCATTCCCGCATTTTCTAGAATTACAGATATGAGAATTATGACTGGTGTTGCTTTTGCAGGTTCAACTAACCTTACAGCTGGTTTAGGAACTCACTTTAGTAATAATGGTGCAGTACCTACAGGACAAGTAGCTCCAGCTAACCAAACATTCCAAAAAGAATATTTTTGTGGAATAGCTGATATCCAAGGTTTGGATACTAGACATGTTGGTCACGCAGGTGAATTACCTTTCGCTAATGGAACAAATGTTACGGCAGTACAGCAATATGCTAACTACGCTAATGTTAGTGATCTTGAAATGGCTTCAGGTACTTCAGCAACTGTTACAGAAAAAGAGTTAATTATAACTCTTAATGCTAATGGTGGTGGTGTAATGACTGCAGGTCAAGCAACAGTTTTAGTTTCATACCTACAAGGTGTAAACTTAACTAACTAATAAATTTTAACTAGGGCCCTTCGGGGCCTTAGTATTAAATTTAAGGAGAACAAAATTATGGGTAATGGAATAGTAAGTCCAAGAGGTATAACAATCACACCAAACCAAACAGCAGCTAACGCTACAATTATTGCTGCAGCTCAAACATTGGGTGGTGCAGGAAATTTAACTTTGGCTGGTACGGCTGCAACTTTTGGTCCAGATGGCGTAGCATTTTTAGTTACACTAACTGGTACGGGTGGTACAGATATGAGTGGTGTTAATTTTACAATATCAGGAACCGATGCTAATGGTGGTCAAATTACTGCAGAAATTCTAGCAGGTCCCAACGGAGTAGGTCCAGTTACAAGTACACAATATTTTAATACAGTTACTCAAATAGCAGTAAGTGCTGGAACAGGTGCTGATGTAAGTGCCGGACATGCAGGTGGTGCTGGCGGTGAATCAAGAGTTGTTTTTGCAGGAAGAACAAGAGTAAGAGGTATCTTCGGTACAACAGCTGCAACAGCTAATAGTATAACAAGTATATCTGATGGTAATCAAACAGATGGAACTGAAATTTTTGCAATTAGAAATCCTCTAGCTGCACAAACTCTTATTAATCCAGCAGATGCGCCAGGTGGTTTACTTGTTAAGGATAACTTACAAGTTATTTTAACAGCCAACAGTTTTCTAAGTTTAACATTATATTACGACGGGTAGGTAGCTAATGGCTAATACTACTTCTCAACAATATAAATTTGATCAAGATTTTTCAATTGATGAAATAATTGCTGATGCTTATGAGCGTCTTGGTTTAGTAGGTACTTCAGGTCATCAACTTAAAACAGCAAAAAGATCTCTAAATATTTTATTTCAAGAATGGGGTAATAGAGGAATTCATTTTTGGGAAGTAGGAGATACAAGTGTTGAAATTGCTCCAGCTACAACTTCTAATATTGATGCGGGTAGTGCTGAAGGTCAAGGAGTTTATACATTTTATAGAAACTCAACTGATGTGCCAGCTGGCAATGCTAGTCCTAAACAAGCAACAACTACACCTGTAGCAAATCTTTATGGTATTACAGATATTTTAAATGTAGCCTATAGACAAAATTATAATACAAACAATCAAACTGATACTGGTTTAACTAAAGTTGCAAGAGATGCTTTTGCTGCTACTGCAAATAAATTTACTTTAGGTACACCTTCACAGTATTGGGTTCAAAGATTTATTGATAGAGTTACATTAACTATTTACCCATTACCAAATTCTACAGCTGACACTAACAAATTAATGGTATACTATGTAAAAAGAATTGAAGACATAGGTGCTTATTCTAATGCGGTTGATGCACCTTATAGATTTATGCCTTGCATGGTATCAGGATTAACTTATTATCTATCAATGAAATTTGCTCCTGAAAGAACACAAGAAGCAAAACTTTTATATGAAGATGAATTTGCAAGAGCACTATCAGAGGATGGATCAGCAGCTAGTACGTTTATTACACCGAAAACTTATTATCCAAATATATAATGGCTAGATTTTCAAGAGGTAAAAGAGCATTGATGATCTCAATGAGATCAGGAGCTGCTTTTCCATATAGAGAAATGGTTCAAGAATGGACAGGAGCCTGGGTACATAATTCTGAATTTGAACCTAAACAACCACAATTAACTCCACAACCTGTAGGAGCAGATCCTCAAGCATTACAACACGCTAATCCTGCAAGAACAGAATTTGCAACAGTAGATTTTTTATCTAACGATCCTTTTAGTAATTTAAATGTAGGTTTTGATGCTTATATTTTAGTTCATCAACGTGGTAATCAATTAGTAAATGGAGACTATGTAAGATTTAGAGATGTTAAAACAGGTATAGGTACTTATCCTATAGTAGAAGTAGAACAAGAAACAACTTTAACAAACGACATTACAGCAACAGATACTACTATTAATTTAACACTAACAGGTTGGGTAGATAATTTATCTACTAGTTATCCAGCTCCGGGATTCGTGGTCATTGAAAAAGTAAATGCAACAACAGGAAGATTTGAAAATGAAGTAATTTCATTTACTGGCGTAACAGGCAATAGTACAGCTGGGTCTTTAACTGGATGTGTTAGAGGTACGGCATCACCTTTTAGAGGTGTTACTCCTCGTGCAACAGTAGCCAGTGCTCATGCTGCAGGAACAAAGGTATTTGGTTCTAGACCAATTACATTAATACCTACGACTTTTGTTGATGCAGCTAATACAACAATTACAGAAACAAATAGTTTTCAAGCTTTAGTAGTAGCCGGTATTAATTGGGGTTCTGCTGATGGAACTTTAGTGGGTGGTGGTTTCCAGTGTACATATGGCCCATTAAATGATAGGTCTTAACTATGTCAGGATTTACATATACAACATTAAAACAAGCAGTCTTAGATTACTCTGAGGTAGATGCTAATGTGTTTACGGCAACTATTTTAGATCAGTTTATAATGAACGCTGAACACAGAATTAATTTAGATCTTCCAATGGACTCAGATAGATTTGTTCAAGAAGGTCAATTACAAAAAGATAAAAACACATTTAATAGCCCAGCAGGTGCTTTGTTTATTAGAGGTATAGAAGTTTTTCCATCTACTACAGCTACAACAGAACAAGGTTTTTGGTTAGAGAAACGTGATCAAACATACCTAGAAGAATACGTAGGACGATTAACAGGTCCAGTAGGACCTAGTACAGGTCAAGATGTAACCGGTATACCTGAGTACTATGCTATGTTTGGTGGTGCTATAGGCTTAACAGACACTACTTCAGGTGGGTTCTATGTTGCACCTACACCAGATGAAAATTACTTTTTTAGAATATATTATAACAAAATGCCTGTAGGATTAGGGGCTGGTAATGCAACTACTTATATAAGTAACTACTTCCCACAAGGCTTATTATATGCTTGTTTAGCGGAAGCATTTGTTTTTTTAAAAGGGCCTACAGACATGTTGACATTGTATGAGCAAAAGTATAATAATGAGATACAAAAGTTTGCAGGAATGCAAATAGGTAGACGAAGAAGAGATGATTACACTGATGGAACTATCAGAATTAAAATTGACTCACCGTCACCATAACAAGGAGATAAAAAATTATGGCAATCGCATCAGTACTAACAAATAGTTTTAAAAAAGAATTAATGCAAAGTGGTCACAACTTTAATACCGCTGCTCAAACACCAGCAGGTAGTGCATTCAAACTTGCACTTTACACAGATGCAGCTAGTCTTGGAACTACAACTACAGTTTACGCAACAACAAATGAAATTACTAACGCAGCAGGATCAGCATACTCAGCGGGTGGTAAAGCTTTAACTAATTCAGGTGTTACAGCTTCTACAGTTACTTCACATACATCTTTTGCAGATTTATCTGCAGCTAATGGTACAGCATGGACTTCAGCATCTTTTACAACAAGAGGTTGTTTAATTTATAATACATCTGCTTTGGGTGGATTTACAACAAACAGAGCTGTTTGTTCTGTTGATTTTGGTGCAAATAAAACTGTATCAAACGGAACATTCTCTATTGAATTTCCAACTAACTCAAACTCAGCAGCTATTATTAGACTGACATCATAAGGAGTAAAACCTTATGGCTGATACAATAATTACAGCTACAGTAGGAACAGGTACACAGTATCAAGTAGGTGGTACCGGTAATGTTTATTTCTTTAATGGTTCTCAACCTACAACTAGTGGAAGTTTAAATTGGACTTTTCCATTTGTAGCAGGTGCTACTCTTAGAATAGAGCAATCTGATTCTACTAACAATAACCACCCTTTTCTTTTTACTACAAGCAACAGTACAAACACTGCTACTATGCGAGCAGGAGTTATTACCAATAATATAAATTATTATTTAGATGGTGCCGCTAGTCAAAGTGACTACATGAACACTTCTACTTTTAATGCAGCTACTGAAAGATGGGTAGAAATTACTCAAACAGCAGGAGACGTAACTGATTTTTATTTTGCTTGTTGGGTTCATGGAATTGGCATGGGTGGTATTTTAGATCTTACTCAAACTACATGGGGAGCTTTAACTTGGGATCAAGGTAAGTGGGGTCAACAAGGTGATGAAGCAGTTACAATTTCTACTAGTTTATTAGCTACCGGTTCACTTAATGCTGCTGGAGTAGATGTAGAACAGTTTCCTGGTTGGGGTACTTTAGACTGGGGTGAAAATGGATGGGGTGATGTAGAAGGCGCTTTAGAAACATTACCATCATTTTTAGCAACAGCAAGTTTAGGATCTTTAACTGCAGAAACTTTTCAGAATGTATCATTAACTGGTTTTGAAATGACGGGGTCATTAGGTACTCCTGTAACTAATTTTGATTTTGAATTAACTTTAACAAATAGTTTATTAGCTACAGCAACTCTAGGACAATTAGGAATTAATGCAGGTGATGATGTTCAAATAGGATTAGTTAGTTTACTTGCAACTGGTTCAGTAGGAGCTATTACACCAGAAGATAATATTAATGCTTTACTACCCTCTCTTTTAATAGAAGGACAATTAGGACAACTTAATAATGAGACAGCAGTAACAGTAGGTCTTTCAAGTTTAGTTGCAACAGGCGCAGTAGGAGCAATAGTACCTGTAAATAACACTGGAGTTACTATTACAACAAGTTTACTTGCTACAGCAACATTAGATGCAGCAAACGTTGTTACCCCAGATCAAGTTGTAGGATTGACTGGACTAGAAATGACTGGTATATTAGACTCTGTAAATATATTAGCTTCTGGTTACGCAAACGTTGACATTGAAGGCAGTGTAACATATACAAACGTAAGGCATGTAAATCAGGCATAGGAGAAAAAAATTATGGCATCAACATTCACACCTCTCGGCATAGAGTTAATGGCAACCGGCGAAAATGCTGGTACTTGGGGAACAAAAACAAACGCAAATTTAAATCTTGTTGAACAAATTTCAGGTGGTTATATAGCACAAGCTATAGCCGGTACAGGGACTACAGCTTTTGCACCAACAGATGGTGGAACCGGAGCAGTTGTTGCTTCAAGAGTTATAGAATTTACAGGAGCTTTAACAGGTTCAAGAATTATTACTTTTCCAGTTTTAACAGAAAATATTTATTTAATTAAAAACGCAACTACAGGAACAGAAACTTTACAACTTAAAGCCGCTACTGGTTCAGGTGCAACAGTTACTTGGGCTACAGACGACAAAGGTTGGAAGTTAATTTATTTTGATGGTGTAACAACAAACACTGGTGTTTATGATGTAGGTTTTGGTGCAGCAACAGGTGCAGCAGGATCAACTACACAAGTACAATTTAATGACTCAGGAGCTTTTGCAGGAGATGCAAATTTAACTTGGACTGCAGCAACAGCTTTATTAATTGATGCTGAAAAAGAATTAAGATTAGGTGATAATGCAGGTGCAGAGTATGTTGGTTTAAAAGCACCAGCAACTGTTGGTGCAGCATACACGTTAACTCTACCTGCAGCAACGGGTACAGCTAATCAAGTTATATCTACTAACGGCTCAGGAGTTTTATCTTTTGTAGATAATGTGGCCGCAGCAGCTGGATCAACTACACAAGTTCAATTTAATAATAGTGGTGCTTTTGCAGGAGACGCTGATTTAACATGGACAGCGGGAACTGCTTTAACTATTAATTCTCAAAAAGAATTAAGATTAGCGGACACTGACGATAGTGCTTATGTAGGTTTAAGATCTCACGCTACGGTATCAGGATCCTACACTTTAACTTTTCCAGCGGCAACAGGAACAGCAGATCAAATTTTAGTAACAGACGGTTCAGGTAATTTATCTTTTACAGATAATTCAGGTGGAACATCATGGGTAGCAGTTAAGACTGCTAACTACACTGCTTCAGCAGGTGAAGGTGTTTTTTGTAATACTACAGGTGGTTCATTTACATTGACCCTACCATCATCACCAACCCAAGGTGACGAAGTTTCTTTTGTAGATTACGCAGGTACTTTTGATTCTAATGCTTTAACTGTTGGAAGAAATTCTCAACCCATTCAAGGAGCAGCATCCGACTTAACAGTTTCAATAGAAAGAGCAGCAAATACGTTGGTCTATGTCGATGGAACTCAAGGTTGGTTACTGAAGACTAAGTAATGTCTACTTATAAAGGCATACAAGGTTTTGCAATTCAAAACCGATCTTCTGATCCAACAACTTTTATTACCGGACAAGTTTGGTATAATACAGGGGACAATGAATTTAAAGTAACTATATCTGGAACTAACGTACCTGATGCTTGGGCTACTAGTGGATCTATGGGAACTGCAAGATATGTTTTAGCAGGTGCTGGAACACAAACTGCAGCACTTGGTTTTGGTGGATGGACTGGAAGTCCAGGTACAGAAACTACTGCAACAGAATCTTATAATGGTTTAGTGTGGGCTGGCGGAGGAGCTTTACCAGTGGCTAAAAGAGGATTAGGGGGCGCTGGTATTCAAACAGCAGCTTTATCTATAGGAGGTTATTTAGGTGGTACTGGTTCCTATTTTGCTACAACTGAAGAATATGATGGAAGTAATTGGACAGGTGGTGGAACTTTAACTTATGGAAGAGGATATTTTGCAGCATGTGGAACACAAACATCTGCTTTAGCTTTTGGTGGTGCATCATCTACTGTTGCTAATAAAACTGAAGAATACAATGGTTCTTCTTGGACAGCTGGTGGAAATATGGCAACTGGAAGAGAATTTAATGTAGGAGCTGGAACTCAAACTGCAGCTTTCTCTGCTGGTGGAAATATTCCTGCTATAGCGAATACAGAAGAATACAATGGTACGTCTTGGGCAAATGGTAACAACATGATTACGGGAAAATATTTAGCAGGGGCTGCTGGAACTCAAACTGCTGGAATTGTGGCTGGTGGTGGTGGTGGTAATGAAAAACAAACTCAATTATATGATGGAACATCGTGGACAAGTAGTGCAAATATGAGTTTAAATAGAATATATTTTGGTGCTGCAGGATCTCAAGCAGCAGCTGTTGTATTTGCAACTCAATCTCCAATATCAGGTGCAACAGAAGAATTTACACTTGGAGCCGCCGCAATAAGAACAATAACAACTGAATAACAAAGGAGTAAACTATGGCAAAAACACATCAATACTGCGTAGCAGAAAACTGGGGCAAAGGATTCATTGAACATAATGATTCTAGAAAGATTGCATTTTCCGGTTTACCTGGTAATGTTTGGCAAGTACCTGCACATAACAAAGATGCAAATCTTTGGATTAGTAAAGTGCTAGGAGTTGTTAAAACAAAAGACGAAGCGCAAACGATTGTTGACGTTGAGGTCACTGCAGCACAAGCTGCATGGGATGCTTTACCTGATGCTGAAAAAGCACCAGCTAGAGCTGGTAACCTAAGACCCGCTGATATAATATTAGAGGAATAAAATTAAATGTCTACGTACAAAGAAATTAACGGAATTAAAGTTCAGAGCTTAAGCTCTGATCCACCATCTCCTTTTGAAGGACAGGTATGGTATAATAGTTCTTCTAATTCTTTAAAATATTCG